CGGAATTGGGGCGAGCCAGGACGCTTGGAGTTAGCACCAGACTTAACCTCAACCGCTTCCGTGATTTGGAGGTTATAACGACCTCCGCCTACCGGCTGCGGCTCTTTCGCATCATCGAAGTTTGCAGGAATATACGTCATTTTGTTTACTCAGTTAGGGGCGTTAGCCCAGGGGTTGCCCAGCCTCAGGAGAGGTGGTGGGTAGGGTTGTCCCAAATTGGGACAGAAGTTCACAGGTTAATGTCTGTCAATGCCATGTCAAGCAAGTCGGACATATCTGCAATGTCATTGGCAAGCTTAACCTTTTGTGCAGTCAGAAGGGTTACTGTATCTCGAAGATTAGACTCTGCCTGCATTAGTGAGACGCGCGCATCAGTTACGTCTTTCTGTACGATCGGAAGAATATTTTCATACTCTGCGATGGAAGCCTTAAGCTGCCGCAGATCAGCAGCCTTTTGTTGAAGCACACTTGTCTCAGTCATACTCTTCTACCTCTCCGCAGTTCTTACATACTTGAAAGGTGTCTTGATCGAGCCACTCATGAAAGCCCATCCAACACATTAGTTTATCGAGCAGCCCTCTCATTTACGATCAACCTCCCGATGCCTTGTCCCTCAAGCGGTTTCTTAAAGTCGATGGTCACATCTTCGACCGGCTTGAGTCCCTTGAAGGAAGTACGAACAGTGGTAGTGATACGGTCGGGAGTGGTTTGGATGCGATACTTAATGTCCGACCTGCCATCACTCTCGGCCTCACAGATGAAGATGTCAGAGAACAGCAGAGGAATCTTTGTCCGCAGTCGTCCAGTCATCATAGGCTGGCGGAAAATCCTACCAACCAGTTCATCTTTCTTCATCTCCAGATGCCCGGTCATGACGATAGTTTTGCCGAGAGATACCAGCGTTCGACAAACATTAGTAAACACCATCATCTGTGGGCCATAGTCATCTTGTTGCGGCCATTGCCCACTTCGACCATTAATAGTGAGTACGCGATCCATTGCGAGGTCGAGGAAGGTAGTGGCAGAGTCGAAGCCTATCACGTCGTAGTCGTCGAAGAACCCCTTATCGACCCGGCTTTGAAAATCCTTCTCCCATTCGACATATAGATCGTTCTTAAAATCAGTGGTTTTATCTCCCTTCTTCTTTCCTGAAGAATCCTTCTCCAGTGACCGCACCGATAAGTTCAACCGATCCGGTAGAAACTCTTCATACTCAACATCGTATCCCTGCAAGGAAAGCAACGCATTGGAGTCGAAGCAGTAAATGAACTTCTTCCCCGGTATAGTCAGAAACTGCGTTGTCTTTCCGCCACCAGTATCACCAAGCAAGAGGATGCGATGGGCTGTGTTGCCGCGTGCATCCTTAGCGTTTGCCATAACTGGTTTCCTTGTTTTGTAGATGAATCTTTACATCTTCCGGGTTGGTAATTTCCAGGGCATTCCTTGCCAGTAATGCCTCCCTAATGTGAGAACGAATATTAGGAATGTTCATTCCAGCAGGGCCAACAAATGTAACTGCAAAGGTATATGTAGTTTCAGATGCTTTACCTGCCATCACGCATTCTCCAATTGTTGAAGGCGATCAACGCCTTTATCTGTCAAAAAGATTTTACCTTCTCGTTCTTCAGCAAACCCATTATCTGCTAGATCCCGCCAAGCCATAGCGCCAACAGGTGCCCAGTCGTCAATAAAGTGATCTTTTGTTGCGTGTCCACCTGTATTCTTTACATAGCGCAGACAATCTTTACGAGTGCACATTACTATCTCCTTAGTTGGTACCACGAGAGGGACTCGAACCCTCACAGCATTTAGCCGTCGGGGCTTAAACCCGATGCGTCTACCTATTTCGCCACCGTGGCAAGGGTTGAGTTACTTAAGCAACTTTTCCATCTTCAAAATATCAAACGGTTCCCAAGGTTCATGCACAAAGCCCGCCGGTGCTTGATCTAACTTGCTCGGGTCTGCGATGCTGCGACAGATATCAATGAACTGACAGGGGCCATACTTTCCGAAGCAACTCTCTTCGTTTTTCTTAAACATTCCAGGTTGAAGCTCGTTTACTTCTTCGAACTTTTCTTGCTCCGCGATGATCTGCTTGATCCACTGTGTAGTACCACCGAGCCACTCGGCAAGGAGGGTATAGTTATGTGCAACTGGTATGAACTTGAATGCGTTATGCACTTTTCGATGAACAAGCGCAGCATCGACCCAGACTGCATTAACGTTCCCGTAGTAAAGACTACCTCCAAACTGGTATCCTTTAACCTGAGCTGACATGAACCAGGAGGCAACATAATCTTCACGGAAGTTCCCTTGAATTGCGTAGGCCGTCGTGGACTTGTGTTCAATGATCAGCCGCTGGCCATTATAGTCTACCACCTTATCAAGCCTACCAATATACCAGCAATCATCAAGCCCAGGAACTGGAACAGCAAAGGGATGTTCGATGGCAACTACTTCGCAACCCGTTAGCATCTTGTGGCGAGCCATGATGTAGTTAAACAACATCTCCCTCGCAATGCCAGGAGTTCGCGGCAGGTAACGATTTTCTTGCTCTAGCGGGATATCAATAGGAAGGTTGTTTTCCTTCCATGTTGCTTCAAAGGACAAGGCTGCCAACTCAGTGAGATCGTTAGGTTTGTAGTTTTTAGCCTGGCCCCAAACGATATCTTGTGCATCATGCCAGGAGGAACCAAACACAAGCGCGATGCCAGTTCCAGTAGGGCGCCATCCCTGCACATGGCGAATAAAGAATAGTCGAGGGCAGGTTTTGTAATCACTGATTCTGGTATTGTCATAACAGCGCATTTTCTGTTCGCGAGTTGGGGCGTTCACCAGTTACCTCCAACGGTGTCTGCCTCACCGAAAGTACATGGGCCACAGAGACCTGTGAATGGGACAGTTGGAACAGCTTCACAGTTCTCGCAAGGTGTATCCCAATCAGGAATCAGGTCTTTATCTTTTACCGATTCCCCACTATCATTTATATAACCTGTTCCATGTGGATTAGTTAACTTGCTCATAGTAACTCCAAATCAATAGTCCTAGCCACATACCTTCGTTCATGCCAGATCAGCATATTAACTTTTCCATGCCATTCTGTCATTAGCGCAGCCGCCACCATGCAGAGAGACGTAAGGCCGCTAACAAGAATGAGATCATCCGGCTCCGAGTCTTTCAGCGCGAGCCGCAGATCGGAAAGCATTAGATCAATTCGATCTTTCCTAATTATCCCGGTGGTACAAGTTACTAACTCCCCGAACTCTCGCGCGGTTGAGAAGTCCTGCCCACCGTCGTTGACGATAAAAACTTTACGCATTGTAATCCTTACATATCCAGTGGGCTGCGGAAACCGAGGAAGATCGGGAAGCGTGGCTTATCTTTCACACCAATCGAGAAACTCTTATACTTAACTATTTTCCCGACCAAGGAATCCCGTTCATCGTACATTGCATAGCGTTGAGATTCACTAAAGCCTGAGCCGATACTAAACACAACACCAGTATGCAGGTCACGAACAAGCAGACTACCAATGAGATCGTCAGCCACTTTGCCATCTTGTGAAGTCGATCGCTTAGAGTATCCACGTTCATCCTTTGTCTGTTCGTTGAGGTTGCGGTTGAGTAGTTCGTAATCGAGAACAACTGCTTCGGAATCCTGGAAGCGCTTGACTTTTAGAAGGATACCTTCGCGGAGGGTGGAACGGTTTTGCTTGTAGGGGCCATTAGGATCGCGGAGCATTACTCCTTCATATCCAGCGGCAAGGAACCGATGTTCCCAAAAGACTACATCATCGTGACTATACACATCATAGTGTGCTAGGGCGGATACACGTTCCTGTGGATCAAATGTCATAGTTAAGTTATGTACAAAGTTGATACGATCCATAAATCTACGAGGATCGTTCCACTTGTCGAACACAAAGAACTCTACGTTAGGCCTACCCCCATGACTCATCACACCACTGGTAGTCTGTTGCATCAAGTTCTTATCCCACGGATTCCCTACCACTAGCTCTCCATCTAGTCCTTCCAATTCAGGACGACCAAATAGTGCTTGCGTATGTGCATTAGGAATCAGTTTCATACTTCTTGACATTAACTTTCCGCCAACCACAAGCGCACGAATGCCGTCTATCTTGGGAGATAGAAGCATTGGGAACTTAAGCTTTTGGAGGTCTGCGTCAGTTGTTTTCGCAGCGAGAAGAGGGCGAGT